GATGTATAACGTAGAGAGTGGAGTAGAGATTCCGAAGGTGCGTAGAAAGCACAGTTTCCCGTATGCACAGATGAATGTGGGTGATAGCTTTCTAGCGGAAGATGTTGCTATTGGTGCGATGTGTAATTACAACAAGCGTAATGGTGCAAAGCTCGGTATGAAGTTTGTAGCGAAGAAGGAAGGTGATGCGGTGAGGGTATGGCGGATTGAGTGAGTTGGATTGGGTTGATCCGAAGAAGTGGGGTAAGCGGTATGCTGAGTTTGCGATAGCCAGGGGAAGGTGGGTGGTGTTTGAGACGATTAGGATGTTGGAGAATGCTGATCCTGCTGACCCTTGGTATGGGATGTATCGTGAACAGTTGAAGTATTTATTGATGAGTGAGGACGGGAGGGAATATGAACGTCTTAGAGACAAGACACGGTAGGATGATGGTGCGGCCTGGGCAGGATTTGATTAGTGCGAATCTGGCGCTGCATGGGCATTATGAGTGGGATGTGGTGAATTTGTGCGCCATGATTGCTGGTGGGTATGAGAGTGGGGTTGTGTTGGATATTGGTGCCAACATGGGAACGGTAACGGTGCCGATGGCAAAGGCGCATCCGAACTATGAGATTCATGCTTGGGAGCCGCAGCGGGTGGTATTTCAGCAGTTGTGTGGGAACGTGGCTTTGAACCATTGCCATAACGTCCATGTTTACAATGAGGCGATAGGTAGTGCCAATGGCTGTATGGATATTGATATGCCTGACTACAGCACTAATACCAATATTGGTGCATGGAGTATGAGCGCGAAGGTTAGGGAGAATAGCCAAGAGGCCAAGGCGGGTGGCAAGACGGAGATGGTGGAATATGTTTGCTTGGATGAGTTGGGCTTTCCTGCTTCGGTGCGGTTGATTAAGGTGGATGTAGAAGGTTATGAGTTGGATGTATTCAATGGCGGATTGAACTTCCTGAAGGCCAATAAATACCCGCCGATTGTGTATGAGTCATGGACACAGTTTGAGTGGTATCAGGAGACTGCTGAAGAGATTAAGTCCTTGCTGACTGAGGTGGGGTATAACCTGGAAGTCTTTGGCAATACGGTGGTTGCTATCCATGCTGATGCCAGCTTCAAGCTGGTGTCTCAGGATGGGCCGCAGGGCAAGACGGTGCAGATCGTCCGTAAGTGAGTTGCGCCTCCTGTTACTGGAGCATTGGCACCGGGGCTATACTGCAAAACCCTGAGAGTATGGGGTGTAAGCTCTGGTGCCATAAACACAATCGGCTGGCGTTCAAGCGGTGCATAGACTTCCGCTACGAGCCTGGCACTGATGAGGGCTGATGGACTTCAATCGTGAAAAGTTCTACACCTTCTGCAAAAACCTGAAGATTGAGTCCAAGGAACGTGGGATGGTCGTGCTAGGCGATGAATTGCTTGGCACACAGACCTACGTCATGGACGAGGTGGCACGGGGGCTGGCAGAGGATAAACACTTCTTTGTGGTGCTGAAGGGCAGGCAGTTGGGTATTACCACCATCAGCCTTGCCCTAGACCTTTACTGGCACTTTATCCATCCTGGTATGCAGGGCACCCTGACTACTGATACGGAAGAGAACAGGGAGCAGTTCAGAAGCACCCTTCAGATGTATATGGATAGCTTGCCAAAGGAATACAAGATTCCTCTGATGAGCCATAACCGTAATCAGATGGTGCTGAAGAACCGTAGCCGTATGTTCTATCAGGTAGCCGGTATTCGCGCCAAGGGTGGCCTCGGACGAGGTAAGGGCATTACCTTCCTGCACGGCACAGAGACTAGCTCATGGGGTGACGAGGAAGGCTTGGCTTCACTGCTGGCTTCCTTGGCTGAGACTAACCCCCTGCGCTACTATATGTTTGAGTCCACTGCCCGTGGCTTCAATATGTTCCATGATATGTGGATCACTGCAAAACGGGCTAGGACGCAGAAGGCGATATTTGTCGGCTGGTGGCGTAACCAGTTCTATTCTGCTGACCCGAATTCCGATATCTATAAGGTGTATTGGGATGGCAAGCTATCGGCTGAAGAGAAGGAATGGACTAAGGACATACGCAAGATTTATGGCGTAGAGGTCAATAGCAGGCAGATGGCGTGGTGGCGCTGGAAGCTCCATGAAGGGCTGAAGGACGAAGGGCTCATGTATCAGGAGTTCCCGCCTACCGAGGATTATGCCTTCGTCATGACGGGTTCCAGCTTCTTCTCTACCGCCCGTTGCACTGATGCCATGAAGGTTGCCAAGCGAGAGGCGTTTGTTCCCTACCGCTTCTCAATGGGTGCAAACTTCCAGGATACCAGCCTTATCCAGTCCAATGAGCGCCTATCCACCCTGAAGATATGGGAGGAGCCGGTATCTACGGGCTACTACGTCATTGGCGCTGACCCCGCCTACGGTTCTAGCGATTGGGCTGACCGATTCTGCATCCAGGTCTACCGCTGCTATGCCGATGGCATGGATCAGGTAGCTGAGTTTTGCACCAGCGAACTCAATACATTCCAGTTTGCATGGGTAATCTGTTACATGGCAGGAGCCTACGTCAACTCTACCCTCAACCTTGAGGTCAATGGCCCAGGGCAGGCTGTTCTGAACGAGATGCGTAACCTGAAACGGCAGGCTGAAGTTCTACCAAACGGGGATGCCAAGCACCTGCATGACGTTTTGAGCCACATGAAGCACTACCTGTGGCGTAGAAACGATACCTACAATATATCTAATAGCATTGGTTGGGTGACAACCCACTCCAGCAAGGAACGGATGCTGAATTACCTTAAAGACTACTTTGAAAGAGGGATGCTAAATGTGTATTCCACTGATTGTATTGATGAAATGAAGGGTATTGTTAGGGATAATGGCACGATTGCCGCTGCTGGCAGGGCAAAAGATGACAGAGTTATCGCTTCAGCACTGGCTGCTGCTGCTTATGCAGAGCAAATTCAGCCCCGTTTGATCCAAATGCGCCTCACAAGAGACAAAAAACAGGCCGAACCTGACGAAAGTGACAGTGCAAGCGGTCAACAAGTGCAGAAACAAGTGTCAAGTTACCTAAAAGCACTGGGTTTTTGATGAAATTCCTCACAAAACAGCAGATTATTGACAGAATTAGCGCAATGTATCTGAATAGGAACCGTGGATTTACGATGTATCAATTTACGGACTTTGCAGAGATTGATTACGCCCATTTTCGCCGTGTTTACAAGCAAGAACTGCCAATGACCGAATCCATCCAGCGGAAACTGTCACGCGCACTGACTGCATTGGAAAATGGAGAGGCTGGCCCACGCCGAGATATCGCTGGAAGGAAAAGTGTGGGCTACCACCGCAGGGAAGAGCAGCGGCCAGCAATGGCTAGAAGCATGGGATTGCAAAGTGTAGGTGGAGAAATAAAGATGCGTATTGGAATTGTAAACAAATACTCATTTAATCATAAGAAAATACTCAAATAGGAGAGCAAGATGGCTGTTTTGAAGGATTACAAATGCCCTGTGCATGGTTTTTTTGAATCAACCCAGGCCGTATGTCCTGCTGGCTGTTCTGACGTTTCTGTTGTATTTTTGAAGCCTATTGGTGTAAAAAGCGATAAAACCAAGCATAATGACAGCACTCTGAAGAGTTTGGCGAAGGATTTTAAGATGGGTGATATTAAATCAACCAGAGAAGGTGAAGCGCAGCCGCCGCGCTACGCAACGCCGAATAATCCTTTTGCTCCGCGTTGGGGTTCACCTGCTGAAGTTGGAAATTACAATCTGAAACCTGTTAATGGTGAAATGGTTTCAGGTATGCAGGCCGTAAAAGGAAGTGGGCAATCACTTACTGGCCCTAAAGTTGGCTCTTACATGGCCGACCATGAAGGATTGAAGATTCAAAAATGAGAATCCCAAAAGAACCTGTTGATCGGCAGGCTTTTTATTCTGACCTGCTGCAAAAATGTTTGGTATCACAAAATGAGCGCATGGCGAATTACTCAACCTTGCGCTCTTATTATTTGCACGGCGCAGGTCAAAGCGAATCTCCGGCGCACTTCAATAAAATTTATCCGCATATTGATCAGCTATCTGCGTTTATGTATTCCGCAGATACGACGCGGTTTTCAATCAATATTGCGGCATCGGAATCCAAGTCTTACCACAAGATGATTCCTGCCCTGACCAGGGCGCTGCATGACTACTGGCTTAATAGCAATGCAGATCAGGTGTTTGGTCAGGCGCTGAATTGGGCGCTTTGCTATAACAGTGCTTTTGTAAAGTTGATCTGGCGCAACGGTATTCATCCTTACATGGTTGAGCCTGGTGTCTTTGGTGTGCTGCGAGAAGATACTCCATACACGGATCGCCAAGAGGCGATGGTGCAGGAATACTTCATGACAAAGAGCGAGTTGTATTCTCGCCTTTACTCGCATCCAAATCGTGATGACATTATCAGTCGCATTGCATTGGCAGAACAAAACACCAAGGAATATCCAGAGGGTGTTGAGCGACTTGTAACCTCTGCAATCAGCCCGACCATTTACGGTAACGTGCAAATGAGTCTTGCTGGCACAAATACTTATGTGCCTCGCATTGGTGAGCCCACGGTAAAAATGTATGAGTTGTGGGTTTTTGATGACGAGATCAATGACTACATCTGCGTCACCATTGCTGACCCGCAAGTATTTATTTATGACCGTCCTGCGGAAAGTCTTTTCCTCAAGGGCGAACAACCGTTTGTGCAAATCTGCCCGTCACCACAGTATGACTACTATTGGGGCCAGTCTGAAGTGCAGAGACTGGTGTTTCTGCAAGACATGAGGAACAAGCGCACAGGCCAGATTCTTGAGCTGCTGGACAAGCAGGTAAACCCGCCCAAAGCCATGATGGGCTTTACTGGTATTCTGGATGAGAAGAATTTTGCCCTGAATCGCGCTGGCGGCATGATTGCTTCAGACATGCCAAACGCCAAGGTGGAAGAGTTTTCACCCAACATCCCAAATGACTTGTTCCGAGAGATCGGCGCAATCGACGGGATGTTTGAAGAAGCATCCGGCATTGTCTCTGTGCTTCAAGGTCGAGGCGAAACAGGCGTTCGTTCTGCCGGACATGCAAGCCAGCTTGCCCGTCTAGGCTCTAGCCGCGCCAAGAAACGCGCTATGGTTGTTGAGGATAGCCTGGAGAAAGTAGCTACCCTCTACCTGCGAATGATGCAGGTGTATGACGATACTGCGTATGTTGACACTGATGGCAATAAGTTTATTGCTGCACAGTTTACTCCGAACTTTGTAGTGAAAGTGGACGCTCACTCTAATAGCCCGATCTTTATGGAAGATATGCGGGAGTTGGCGTTTAATCTGTTCAACGCCGGTGCGATTACTAAGAGCCGACTGATTGACCTGATGGATGTTCCGATGAAGGAAATGCTCATCGAGGACATTAAACGGGCTGAGAAGATGGCTGCTGACCAGGCTGCACAGCAGGCGGCTGCGGCACCTGCGCCGCAAACACCTGCGGGGCCAGAAACCCCGCAAAATCTTGATGTTACGGGCGAACTTAGCCCTCAACAACTAAAGGCGGTAGCATGAACCAGAACTCAGGATCAATGAACAGTCAGTCAATGATTCGCTCTGGAGATCAGCCCAGGGTAACGCAACGCGATATCAGTGAATCCAAGGCACCACCATCCATGAGCTACGTTCGTTACCAGCCTCGCGGAGCAAGTGTGCGGAACAACTCTTCCCGTAGCGGCTCAAGAAGTTAGTTAGCATTTACTTGACTTTTTAGAATAATGGCGTTTCACTACGGAAAACAGGAGTAGTTTATGGCTGTAAATAATCAAGAAGTAATGGACATGATGAAACAGAGTAGCAAGGCGAAGAAAGACGCTGCTACTGATGTTGAAACTACGCCTATTTTTGAGCAGAACGAAACTACTGCACCGATGGCCTCCCCGATGAGTACGCCGGAGCCGAAGGCTGGTGAGCAAGAGAAGGCGCGACTTAACATAATGTTGGCCTTGGACATGCTGCAACAATCCATTGGCATGTTCCCTGAAAAATCTAAAGAAGCTAAGACGCTGGAAGATGTTGTGCGTAGCATCACGATGAGTTTTGGTGAGCGTGAGGCTGATACGCGGCAACTGATACCTGCTGAAATCCTGCAAATGATTCAAACTCTGCCGCAGGCTGGTGGTGCCTCGCCTGCGCAGAGGGAAATGGCAATGGCACCGGCTGCGGGTACTACCGCGCCCCCTCTTCCAATGTAAGGAGAATTTAATGGAACTCTTCAAGCCGAAAGGTGCGCTGCAACCCCG